TTGGTTTGAAAGATTTGATGTTGTAATTGGGGATGAGGCTCATCTATTTAAGTCAAAATCTCTGATTCAGATCATGACCAAGTTACATACCGCAAAACATAGGATTGGGTTCACGGGGACTTTAGACGGCACACAGACGCATAAGTGGGTCTTAGAAGGACTGTTTGGCCCATCATATAAGATTGTTAGAACGAAGGAACTTCAAGAAAAAGGTTATCTATCTAAGTTAGATATCACTTGTCTTTTACTTAAACATCCACCACAGAAATTTGAGGTATTTGAAGATGAGATTCAGTATTTGATTGGTCATGAGCAAAGGAACAACTTTATCTCAAAACTTGCTATTGACTTAAAAGGAAATACTCTTGTTCTTTTTAGTAGAGTGGAAGCTCATGGTGCAGTTCTTTATGAAAAGATAAATAATTCTAAGGAAGATGACCGAAAAGTATTTTTTGTCCACGGTGGAGTTGATACAGAAGAAAGAGAATTAGTCAGAGAAATTACTGAAAGAGAAAACAACGCTATTATTGTTGCCTCATATGGAACTTTTTCTACAGGTATTAATATTAAAAATCTCCACAACGTTATCTTTGCCTCACCAAGCAAGTCCAGGGTTAGAAATCTCCAATCGATTGGAAGAGTACTTAGAAAAGGAAAGAATAAAAATAAAGCAATGCTCTATGACATCGCTGATGATTGTTCTACTAAATCAAGACGAAATTATACTTTAAATCATTTCATAGAGAGAATTAAAATTTACAATGAAGAAAATTTTAATTATGACATAATCACAATACAACTAAAAGGAAAATGATCGAAGATGATTTTTACGCAACAATAAAATTTAAAAGTGGTGAAGAAATATTTGCCAAAGTAGCTGCTACTGAAGAAGATGATAGAACATTACTATTAGTTTCAAATCCAATTCATATTGTTGAAATTAAAGGAAGAACTGGAGACATCATGGGTTATAAAATGGAACCATGGTTGAAAACAACAACAGATGATATGTTCATTATCAATATCAATGATGTATTAACTCTATCAGAATCTTCTGATGTAGAAATGATAATAATGTATCAGAACTATGTAAGACAGTCTGAAAGTAATGACGAGTCAAGTAGATACAAACTCAGTCAAAGAGAAATGGGTTATATCTCCTCTGTTGCTGATGCTAAAGAAGTCTTAGAGAAGATATTCAATAAAGGCTAAAGCTTTTCTATCAACCTTGACAAGGCATAGTCTACAGGGATTTTATAGTGTTGTCAAGTATTTGGAAAAATGATAGAATGTCTACATAGTAGGACATATAAACTTATGATTACAAATACCATGGCCAAAAGAAAAAGGTCAGAACACTATGTAAACAACAAAGAACTATTAGAGGCTTTAATCGTATACCGTACTAAAGTTGAAGCATCATATTTAAAGAAGTTTGGTAAAGATTTAAAAGAACAACCAAAGGAAGAGAGAGCCAAGCGTTGGGAAGGTAAACCAACAATCTCAAACTATCTTGGTGAGTGTTTCTTGAAAATTGCTACACACTTATCGTTTAAGCCAAACTTTGTGAACTATATGTTCAAGGACGATATGATTTGTGATGGAATCGAAAATTGTGTTCAATATGTTCATAATTTTGATCCAGCAAAGTCCCAAAACCCATTTGCTTACTTTACTCAGATTATTCACTACGCATTCCTGAGACGCATCCAGAAAGAAAAGAAGCAACTGGAAATCAAGAACAAAATTCTGGAAAGAACTGGATTTGATCAAGTGTTTGATGACAACAACACTATTGACGGCAACAACTATTCGGACTATAATAGCATCAAAGATGCTGTCCATAGTAAACTGCGGTACGGATGAAAGTTGCCATTATTACGGATCAACACTTCGGTGCCCGTAAAAACTCTAAATTATTTCACGATTATTTCCTGAAGTTCTATAACGACGTATTTTTTCCTACCTTGGAGAAGGAAGGAATTACTGCAGTTATAGATATGGGAGATACGTTTGATAGTCGTAAGGGTATTGATTTTTCTGCTCTGGCATGGGCTAAAGATCATTATTATGATCGCCTAAAGGAAATGGGAGTTAAAGTCCATACTATTGTCGGCAATCATACGGCATATTATAAAAATACAAACGAAGTTAATGCTGTAGACTTGTTACTTCGTGAGTATGATAATGTCACCGTATATTCAAAACCTACTGAGGTAACAGTTGGTGGTTTAGATGTACTATTCATTCCCTGGATTAATCAAGAAAATGAGAAAGAAACTTATCAACTTATTGAAAAGACAACTTGCAAGTGTGCGATGGGGCACCTTGAGCTCGCAGGATTTAGAGTTAATCGACAAATCGTCATGGACCATGGTCATGACAGCGAGTTATATTCGAAGTTCGCCAAGGTCTACAGCGGTCACTATCACACTAGATCGGATAATGGACAAGTCTATTATCTGGGAAATCCATATGAAATCTACTGGACAGATGTTGGTGATCGGAGAGGATTCACCATCTTTGATACGGAAACTCTTGAACACGTTTCGGTAGATAATCCTTATAGAATGTTTTATAACATTTACTATGAAGATACAAACTACCAGACATTTGATACCAGAGAATATGAAGATAAAATTGTTAAGGTAGTTGTTCGCAAAAAATCAGATACTAAAAAATTTGAAAAATTTGTAGATAAATTATACTCTTCTGGAATTGCCGATTTAAAAATAGTTGAAAACTATGATTTTGGTGGATTTTATGCAGAATCTGATACAGAAGCTTTTGAATCGGAAGACACTTTATCTATTTTGAATAGATATATTCAGGAGGCAGAAATAAGTCTTGATAAATCTACTATTAAAAAAATGGTAAATGAAATTTATCAAGAAGCATGTGAAATGGTCTAATGTACATACTTACAGTTCTTGGAAAAGAAACAGAAGGAGCTTATTCGGTAAAGAATGAACACGAAGAAGATATACTTTATATCTTTGAAGAAGAAGACGATGCGATAAGATATGCTATGATGTTGGAGGAAAATGATTCTCCAGAAATGCACGTCATAGAGATTGATGACGATTTGATGATTAAGACTTGCGAAATCCACGGATATCGTTATACTATCATCACCCCAAATGATATTGTGATTCCTCCCAGCACTAATGATTACGTTTCATAAAATTCGTTGGAAAAATTTTCTTTCAACCGGAAACCAATATACTGAGATTGATTTTGAAAAAAATTCAACTACTCTGATTATTGGATCGAATGGTGCTGGAAAAAGTACTGTCTTGGATGCTCTTACTTTTTCTTTGTATGGAAAACCATTCCGCAAGATTAATAAACCACAACTTCCAAACTCGGTAAATGAGAAGGATTGTAGGGTTGAAGTTGAATTTAGTGTTAATAATATAAATTGGAAAGTTGTAAGGGGAATCAAACCAAATATTTTTGAAATTCATAGAAATGATACTTTATTAGATCAAGATGCTGCTGCTCTTGATCAACAAAAGTGGCTTGAGAAAAACGTTCTCAAGATGAACTATAAGTCATTCACTCAGATTGTGATTCTGGGTAGTAGCACTTTTGTTCCCTTTATGCAACTCTCTGCTCAAAATCGAAGAGAAGTCATTGAGGATCTTCTGGATATCAAGATCTTCTCATCTATGGGTATTGTAATCAAAGAGAAGATTCGTTCAATTAAAGATGAACTAAAAGTTTTGGAGTTGAAAAAAGAAACTCTAAAAGATAAACTCGATATGCAGAAAGAGTTTATTGAAGAACTTGAGAATCGTGGTAAGCAGAATATTAAAGAGAAAGAAGAATCTATTCAAGGACTCTTGAGTGAAGAGAATGAGCTAATGAATGCCTCTGAAGGTATTAATGAAGAACTTTCTTCTCTCCAACAACGACTTGAAAATTATACTGGAGCTACTGAAAAACTTCGCAAACTTGGTAATCTAAAAGGCAAGATTTCTAACAAAGTATCTACCATTACCAAAGAGCATAAGTTCTTTACTGAGAATACGGTCTGCCCTACCTGCACACAGTCAATTGAAGAGACCTTTAGAATAAATAAGATTAACGACGCTCAATCTAAAGCAAAGGAGTTGCAATCTGGTTACAAAGAACTAGAGGACGCAATTAAAGAGGAAGAAGAGCGAGAGCGTCAATTCCTTATCGTATCAAAGGAGATCTCGACCCTAACTAATGACATTTCTAAAAACAATACTAGAATTTCTGGATGTCAGAGACAAATCAGAAATTTGGAATCGGAAATTCAAAGAATTACCGAACAACTTGCAAACAGAAATACTGAGCATGACAAGTTAGAGACCTTCAAGGACAACTTAAAAACTACATACGAAGAACTAGCAACTAAAAAGGACGAAATCAGCTATTACGATTTTACGTATAGTTTACTAAAAGACGGTGGAGTTAAATCCAAAATCATAAAAAAATATCTTCCTCTTATAAATCAACAAGTCAATCGTTATCTTCAAATGATGGACTTCTATATTAATTTCACTCTTGATGAGGAATTTAACGAAACCGTTCAGTCCCCTATTCATGATAACTTTTCTTATTCTTCATTCAGTGAAGGTGAGAAGATGCGAATCGACTTAGCACTTCTTTTTACTTGGAGGGAAGTTGCAAGAACAAAAAATTCTGTCAATACTAATCTGTTGATTATGGATGAGGTGTTTGATAGTTCACTTGATGGATTCGGAACACAAGAATTTATTAAAATCATTCGTTATGTAATTCAAGATGCTAATGTCTTTGTCATTTCACATAAAACTGGACTGGAGGACAGATTTGAAAGTGTCCTGAAATTCGAAAAGATTAAAGGATTCTCTCGTATGGTGGTCTAACCTCCCAAGAAAAATGACTACTCCAAATTGGCAACACCACTCTAAAAAAGAACAGAAGCGAAAACTCAAACCGCAAGCGATGAGAGCGCGGCGAGAAGCATTACGCCACTTTAAAAAGCGTCACATGACCTCCCAGAAACGGGAGGTTTCGTCGTATTATGGCCTCATACGAAAGGAATCGCAATGGGCGTCAATCTAGAAATCAAGGGGCAACTGGCAAAACTGCTTGCTACTGAAGATTTGATTATTGAAAACAAACAAGTTCCTACAGCATCCTTTAATGTCGATAGTCGCGTCTTGACCCTCCCTATCTGGGATAAGGCAGATAATAATGTTTATGATCTTCTGGTTGGTCATGAAGTTGGCCATGCTTTGTTTACTCCAAATGAAGATCCAGACCCTAGTGTTCCTAAACAATATGTTAATGTGACTGAAGATGCTCGCATCGAAAAGTTGATGAAACGTAAGTATATGGGTTTGGCAAAAACTTTTTATCGCGGATATCAATCTTTTTATCGTGATGATTTCTTTGAACTTGAAGGTGAGAATGTTGACCTGATGAGTCTTGCCGATAGGGTCAACATTCATTTCAAGATTGGTGCTTTTGTTCCCGTTTCTTTTACCGCAGAGGAACAAGAAATTGTAGATATGGTTGCTAATGCTGAAACTTTTCTTGAAGCACAGGAAGCAGCTAAAGCAATCTATGAGTTCTCCAAAAAGGAAAAGGAGGAGAGTGTTGCGAATGTTGAAACTCCTCAACTGAATCAAGGTTCTTCTGATGGGGATATGGAACAGCAAGAACAATCTTCAGAAGAAACTCCTAACGAATCTTCTTCTGAAGGTGGATTTGATGGTAGTAGTTCTAATAGTCCTGGAGAAGACTTTGATGATGAGTCTGATAATGGAGATCGACTTGATGATACTGATGTGAAGACGGATTCTATTCTTAGCGATAAGTTGAAGAATCTTGTTTCTGCTGATGCTATGTCTAATGAGTATGTTGATATTCCCAAGGTGAATCTTGATACCATTATCAATAGCAATAAAAAAGTTTCCGAGTATATCAACAATTTCTTCATTCAGCATCTGGATGATCGTAAAAAATACAACGAAGATATTAGTCCATATGCTCAAGTTGATTTGGAGTATAATAAATTTAAAAATTCCGCAGGGAAAGAAGTTAATTATCTTGTGAAGGAGTTTGAGTGTCGCAAATCTGCTAGTGCTTATTCTCGCTCTACTGTAAGTCGGACTGGCGTGTTGGATTGTACTAAACTTCACACTTACAAGTACAACGAAGAT